AGCTCCTCAGCGCCCATGACCTGATCGCCCTTGCGCAGGTATGACATGAACTGGCCCTTGTAGCCGTCCAGTTCTTTCGCCCCGAAGTTAGCCGCACGGCTCCCCGACTTACGGGCGATCATATCCGCCCATGCCAAAGCCTTCTGATCGAGGTCAACCTCGTTGCCCTTTTCATCAGTGACAACGCGGGATTGACGCTTCGTCGCCAAAACAGCCTCATCGGCCTTCTTTTGAGCAATCTCAAGATCGGCTTCAATCTTGGCCAGCTTGGCTTCCGTTGCCGGATCAGCCGCGCCTTTGGCTTCGATTTCCTTCAGTCGCGCGTCATTGGCCGACTTAAACTCTTGGAACGCGGTGTTGATCGTATCAACCGCCTTTTTCACTTCATCCGACATGGAATGCCTCTTTCAGGTTTTTCAGTGATTGCAATAGGGCCTTTGCCCCCTCATCGCCATCATCCGATCCAGCATCCCGCAGTCCGGTTAGGCCCTTGAAGCCATGCAGCGTTAGCGCCGTGGCCTCCTTGCGGCTGTATCCTGCATCCCGCAGGAAAGCCTCAAACTCCCGCTCAGTCGTCAGCGACTTCACGCCAGTAACCTTTGCGGCTTCATTCATTGGGAATGTCACAAGGCTGATCTCGAATAGATCCACCTCAAGCAACTTCCGAATGCGACCGCCGCCTTCTTGCACAGCCTCAACCGTGCGATATCCAATTGAAACTCCGTCGATAGCCCCGGCCCGCAGCATAACCATGGCTTCCTCAGCAAGGCGGATGCCTTTCAACAGCCTGCCCTTGAAATATAGGCCGCGCTCATCCTCGCTCAGAACGTCCAGAACGCCGATTACCTTTTCAGGCTCATGCTGCCACAAGAGCTTGACCTTGCGGCCAGAGCCTAGCGTTTTGGTAAATGCGCCTCGCTCAACAACATCAAGGCCCTGATCCACTACGCCAAAAACAGAGGCATAGCCCTCAAATTCGCCGTCAGCGTCAGGCTCTTTCTTCAACTCGAAAGCGGCTTGCTTGTGCTCAATCATGCGTCTGCCCTGCATAGGTTTGATATGTTATACCATAACGCTGCATTGAACGCTAGACGCAACGCAAAAGGCCAGCCGTTGCGGGCTGGCCTAATGGGCGGTGCATGGATGTAGTTACTGCTTTGGCTTGATCGCTTGCCGTAGCAGGCTCAGAACAAAAAGGCTATCAGACATTGCCAGCCCTGTAGCCGCCTCAGCTTTTGCTTTGGCGTTAGCAAGCGCAGCCTCGTCATCATCTGAAAGCCCGATGCGGATGTATTTACGCATGGTTGTAACCCGTGGCATCAATGATCTTCGCAACGGTTTCCGCGTTGTATCTGATCGCAATTTTTGATCGGCTCTGCATGTTTTCTCCAAAAATATCCCACGCCAAGCAAGCCCAAACCATCTGAGCTTGGCCACCGGCTCCCGCTAGTTTATTGGTCAATACATACCTCACAGCGGCGTGTCCTACTGTCGGGATATTCTCAGTGTGGCCCAATACCAAATTTCGATAAAGATAGAATGCGTATTCTTTGCTTTCTCCAGACATGACCCGTGCGACACATGCCAACCGAAAAGGCGCGCTGGAAAATACTTTGGCGACGGTATTGCAGTGTCCCATCAAATCACTGTGCGTTGATGATATTCTTGTGATTGCGCGCCTTACATCGCCATCAGACACAGTGCCGCGACCTATGCCAGCCAATCTTGCCAAAAGCGCACCGGCTTCCGACACTCTCTTGTCAGTTCCAAGCGCATCGGACATTGTTCTGGTCGCGCCCCGATCCAGAACGGAAAAAACATCCTCATCAAAACCATACGCGAAAAGAAAGCTGACTGTAACGCCAGAAGCCTCGACGGCCATAAGCCTGTGCTGCCCATTCAAAAGCCTGCCAGTATTTGACAGCGAGATTGTTTCCGGTGACAACTTCCAGTCGCCAATCTGCATCATCCTTGCGTATTTCTTGACAACGGCAGGCTTTACCGCGCGATTGTCGCGGTTGTGATCGTTCAAAATGATGCGCGCCAGTTCTGGCGTTACCGTAATGACGCGCGCCGATGCGGTGCCATTGAATACTGTGTCAAGATATGACATTAGTTCCTCACAGGTTTGATTGCATAGCCTCCACAGCTACAACTGCATCAAACCATAGGCCGCGCATCTTGTCAACAGATTGCGCGGCCTTGTCATGTTATGTCATCAATGATCTTGAAAGTCGTCGCTAGTCTTTGACGACCCAGCCAATGGCGCATCGGCAGTTGATGACTTGCGCCGCGCTTCCGGCTGGATCACCCGGATACATCATGGCTTCGCCGCCGATATCAAACGGCTCATCCTTCCCGACGATCTGGCCATTGGCAAGCGCGTGGTCTTCCCTTGTGCGCTCATCCTCTGCGGCGATCCATTCCTTGTCCAGCACAAGCCCGGTTTCGTCAGCGGCTGAGAATGCGCCAGCGTTTGCGGCCCCGTGTGTTTCCGTTCTGGCAATCAACGCCGATCTGAACGTAGACATTGACGGCACAGCCGCCCGCACAAGTTTAGCAACGCCAAACTGCCCAAGGCCTTCCTGATACCCTCGATCGACCGCGTTTACGATCTGTTGCCGCGTGGTTTCCGCGACGGATGTAATGCGACGGCGGATCAACTCGCCTGCGATATAGCCAAGCGCAATCCGCGCCATTGTCGATGCAAAGTCTTTCGTCTCAAGTGCGTGGCCGCTGTTCTTGCCCATCTGCAAAACGCGACCGCCAAATGTGACCATCGTTGCAATGGCCATGGTCTGATAAAGGGCTGTCAGCTTTTCAACATGATCTCGGGCCTGGGGCACTTCGCCCGTGTGTTCATACACGCCGATCATGTCATTCATCGCCCGCGATAACTCACCACGCAAGCGGCGCTGAAACCCGGCCTCCAAGCGGTCAAGCAAGATCGCCTGTCGCCGCTGTTCCCGCCTCGGGTCTTGGTCAATTAGTCGCGTTACCATACACCCAAGCCTTCACATCTGCGGGGGTCAGTTCAGGCTGAACGGTTTGCGCTGGATCAGGCGTTAGAGGCTCAGTCGCCATATCCAAGCTGATCTGCGAAGCGTTGACCAATAGCGCATCGCCGCCGGGGATTGGCTTATAGCCCTTCAATTCCCGCCGCTCATTGATCGTTAGATCAGTTGCGCGGTCAGCCATATCCCAAAGCGTCTGCCGCTTTTCCACGATAGCCGGGATTTGATCCATGTCAGGCTTTAGCATCAACTCGCCGCCTGTGAGCCATTCCGACCAATCGGACGCAATCCAATCCATCAACGGGATCACGGTATCTTCCCAGAACGCAAGCCGCGCTTCAGCGTAGTTTGAATAGGTGTTATCGCCGGGGATGCCTAGAAGCTGAGGCGGAACTCCAAACCCTAGCGCGATGTCGCGCGCCGCCGCGTTCTTGGCCTCGATGATGCCCATATCAGTCGGCGAAAGTCCCATGGGCTTCCAATCAAGCCCGCCTTCCAGCATCATCGGCCTGCCAGCGTTGCGCGATCCAGAATATTGCTCATCAATTTGAGCCTTCAGGCGGTTAAACGCCTCATCTGATAGGGTCTCATTGTTTCCGACGACCATTGCCCCAGAAGGTCTTGCGCTGTTTTGTAGCAGGGCCTGCATCCAGCCCATGGCCTCATTGTGCTGGTCAATGGAATAGGCCGATGCCTCGACCGGGGACATCCCATACCAATCATCCAGCGGATTGAACATGCGGATGTGGCGCACGTCGCTTTCCATGGTCGTTTCGTCAACGTCCCATTGAGCCTTGCGCCCTCCCACTTCATACGTGTAGCCGCGCGGGAAGCCATTGGAACCCGGCAAGACCTTCATGCGATCCGGGCGAAGCTGATACAGTTCTCGGACAGATTGCCCTACCTTTACCCGCTCCTCGTATCCATTGCCTGACAGCAATAGATAGCCGATCTTTGCCTGCATGTATTGCGAGCCTGATTGGCCGGGGTTTGGCTTTTTAATCAGCTTCAGTATCTCGTGGTCAGTGATTTCCGTTTCGCCGCGCCACAACGTCCAGCGAACGGATGCAACCGCGTCTGCAATTCGATTGACGGCCTGATATGCAACAACGTTCCGGCGATATGCCTCATCCGCAAAGGCTTTGTAATCACGCCCGGACCATACCGCCTGCCCCGGTGCCATGACCATAAGCGCACCAGTTGCGCTTGCCTTCTCTTCACGGCGTCCAAAAATGCGTGGGAATTTCATAGCAAGCCCTTATCCGGTTTGCCGCATGTTACAATATAACGGGCATAAACGCTATAGGGCGCGAATGCGTGGCGATGCCTTGGCTTGCAACATATCCGATATTGCATCCATCATCGGATCTAGCGTGTCGTCATGTGCGCCGTTTGGAAATGCCGATGCCTCTGCCAGCATATCAGACAGCCATGACGCAGAACGGGGCAACAGCACGTTGCCAGCCTCGATCATGGGGGCGGCATCATATGCGCGGGTGATCTTGTCACGGTCGCGTTGAATGGCCGTCACGGGGATGCCTTCGCGCTTTAGCGTTTGGATAAGTCCGGTTCCGCTCACCTTGTCTTCGATAGCCATCTTGCGAAGCGGCCCCATGTTTTCCGCGATGTTGTGCTTGGCCCAGAATGCCCGCGCCTGCACCATCAGTTCCGGGGCTTCCCATTTGCCCCTGACCATATCCAGCAATACCGCCTGCCCGGTGTATGTCCTGCCCCAGCATTCAAACACGCTGAAGTCGTTTTGCTGCCCGGTCTTTTGCGCGGTGTCTGCATAGATTGCCCGCCATTCCGTGCGTGGGGCTTGGGTGTAATACTGCCACCATTCATCCCGGAAGATGCCGCCGCCTGTTGGGCTTGGCCGTTGCTGCATTTGACCCGCCCATGCGTAGACGCCCAGCGCCTTCTTGTCTCGATCAATGACGGTTTGCGGGAACCGATCCGGGAACATTAGCTCACCCTCAACTTGGCGCGGATCACTCCAGCCGATTGACGTGGTGCATTTGCGCGCGGCCTCATACTCCATCGGGATGCACAGATGTTCATAGCCAAGTGCCTCGGAAAGGACGTATCCGCTTGGGTCGCGCTCATGCAGGCGCTGCATGACGATGACAATGGCCGAGGTAGCCGGATCATTTAAGCGCGTTGGGATTGTCTCTGACAAAACCCGCAATGCCGTTGCGCGCTCTTTGTCGCTGTGCGCCTTTTCTGGTGACAGCGGATCGTCAAGGCCGATGGTGTGCCCACGGCGTCCGGTCATGGATGCGACGGCGCAAGCCTGCCGAAACCCGCGCTTGTCATTTTCGAAATATAATTTTTCGTTCTGATCGCCTTTGAGCGTCAAAGGCCAGAGCCGCTTATACCATTCGCTTGTCACAAGTTCCCGCGTCATCCGGTTATCCCTGACGGCAAGCCCCTGTTCATGCGCTGCGCCGATGTAGCGGTGCCATGGCTGGCCACCCGGACCCCATAGCCATGCAGGATACATCACGCCGACGATGGTTGACTTTGATGCGCCAGGGGGAACATTGATCAGCAAGCGGTTGCTTGCAATGCCGCCCGTTGCCAATGCCTGCATATGCTCTGCCATGGCGTCCATATGCCAATTCCAGCGCAGCTTGTCTGGGATGATATGCGGCCATGCGCGCTTGATGAAATATGCAAACGACCGCGCGCATAGGATGCGCTCAGCCTCTATTGCATCATTCTGACTTAGTTGCATCGGACTGCGCCACGATCCATTCCAGCAGATCAGGCGGCGCTTTGCTTAGATCAATGCCAGCCTTTGGTGACATACTGCCGTCGCCAGATCGAACGTCTTGCACAGGCGCGCCAAGGCCACGGTCTTCGCTGTCTTTGAGTAGCTTTAGCATCGCCGCTTCGACTAGCATCTCGATT